GCGTCTACCTCTGCTTGAATAGCTGTATCGTCATATGGAGTTGCATCCACACCATCTGCACCTACTAAGCTATCTAACCACTCTTGTTGTGTTCCAGAGAACCCAGACATTAATGCTACTTGATAAGCACTTGCACCCTCTTGACCTTCTACTCCTTGTATTCCTTGCGGACCTTGCTGCCCATCTGCACCTATCAATGAGTTAAGGTAGTCAGATTCAGAACCAGCATTAGATTGTGACCATACTTCATAAGCACTTAGCCCATCTTTGCCATTCTCACCAGTAATCGCATTTATAAAGTCAGATGTATTACCAACATTCCCTTCTGCTATCCATACATCATATGCACTATCGCCATCCGCTCCATCTGCTCCATCTGCACCAGTATCTCCAGTATCTCCTTTTAAAGCTGGGCCTACTAAGCTATCTAGCCACTCTTGCTCTGTACCTACGAACCCATTAGTGACAGCGACATCATATGCGCTATCTCCATCCTTACCTAAAGATATACCAGCATTAGAATCTACTTCTACATTATACGATATTGTAGACGCTGAAATTGATACATCAACATCATTAGTAGATTCTGACACTACTACATCTATATCTTGATTAGTCTGTTCTATTTCTATAATGTAACTCATATGTTAATATCTATACTTACATCCTTGGTGACATTAATGTAACCCTTTATAATCGTAGCGATATCACCATTCGCATAAGTTATTTCTATGTCATGATCGTACTTACCCCACACATCGAACTCAAACGAGTCTAACAGAAATGTACCAGTCAAAGGATCAGATACTGTAATACCAGCTCCTATAGTTTTCTCTATTATTAAGTCCTTTAGCTTAAAGGTTATCTTTATCGCTGCACCAGTCAAATCTACTGGGGCTACTGGATCAGATGTACTGATTGTAAAACTAGTAGCCGTTAATGTATCGCCTCTAGTTATTGTTCTGAAATTGTATTGACCTACGCTCATCTATATTTATTTTTTAACTTATTGGATTTAATTCAACAACTAATCTATCCCATATCTCTAGCCTAATCTCTGCATCTATTTCTCTCCAAATAACCCAATTCAAAGTATTAGGTTCTAATGTGAAAACTCCAGCCTTATCTACTTCGCCCAATGTAGGAACATATCTCCATCTCACTCCGTTCACATACATGATATAACTATCATCAATAGATGGTCTAGTATACTTGGTCTTTATATCAGACTGGATTGTATGATCTAATATCTGTGCATAATCTAAACTAGATATATTGTACGATCTAGATTTTATTAAACTACCAAATCCACTAGACCCAGTAACACCTAATAAAGACGCATATTGATCCTCACTTAATGGGCCATTAATGCCAGGCCCTAAGAAACCTCCTCTTGTAGGAATATAAAAAATATCTATCGTATCACCAACAGTAGTAGATTCAGTCTTGCCTATTTCTACCCATTGCCCCTTGTACCTGTCTAAAGCAGTTACCCTTTCTAGATTAATTGCCATGTAATCCTTGCCCATCCACTCAAGCACTGTATCATATCCAATTATTCTCTTTGTTGAATCTAAGCTGCCGCTGATTACTTCTTTGCTTTTGGTATGAGTTCTAGTATAACTTTCTAATAATTTCTGCTGGATTAACTTATCTGCCCCCCAATTTGGAATGGGTGAGTTATCTTGGTTTGGTACAACCTCTTGCAATGCACTATCCCATGTATATATCTGGCTAATGTTTTCTGTAGTATTTAAAAACTCACCTAGTTTTAAATTAACCTTTTTAGTCCTTGTATTACCAGCGATCTTACCACTCCTATACACATTGATAGTATTATTGTCTTGGTTCTGTGTAACTAATCCACTTTGCATTGAATGATAAGAACCCTCATAACCAGCTAATGGGCCAATAGTATTAAGTGAACTCCTCTCATATACTACTTGAGTACCATTATTGTAATTAACAGATACCAACTTTATTTCCATGTCACCTTCTGCTATTAGCGGATCACATATAATAGTTAAATTACTCTCAAACTCAACAGTAAGTAATGATGTATAAACTGCTTTAGGTTCGTAGATTATAGATGCAGATGTATCCGTAGACCAAGACCCTTGCCAAAATGTTAGTATTTCATTTCTTGTCAAATATTGGTTACCTACTCTAATCTGTATCTCAAATTCCCATCCACCAGTTTGTTCTGTAATTGGTGCATTCTCCTTCGTTATAACATGAGTGAAATCTAAACTTACAGTAACTTGCTGACCTTGTAAGAAAAAATTCTGTAACTTCCATGATAGATCAGTATCTAACCAGATAGCTGAATTAATTGCTTGCTCTTTTTCTCCTACTAATTCAACTTCCACATATTTATGTGGTGCAATATATTCTGTAGCACTTGGAGCTAATAACCTTGTAGCATCTGATCCAAGATATCCAATTGTCTCAGTTATATCTATCAAATCTATAGATAAGAAATCTCCATCTTTGTCATAACTATAGTACTCTATCTCCCTTGATACAACATCACTACCCCAAGCATGGCGAATAAAATACTTACCATCTTGATAGAATATCTTAGCATGTAGTAGTGTCAATATCTGCTCTAGTACTTTGTAACAAGACATCGACCTACTTTTATCTATATCATCATAGAATCCATCTGAGTCACTTTCTAGATTATAGAACAATTTATCTTGGCAGTTGATCTGGTTCAGCACTCCACGCCTTGTCACATCAGTAATGTCCATCCCAGATTCTCTCCAACTAATATATACATTAAATAACTTGTGACCTACCTCTGTATATAGTGTTGTAATATTAGCTTCTTTAAAACACCTTACAATTATCTCTAAGAATGTAGGATAACCTTGTAACATAAAATTAGCGAATTGTCCAACAGTATCTATTGGGTAATTAACCTCCTTTAATCTAGATAATCCATCAGCAGCAGTAATATTCAACGCTCTATAGTCCTTAGTTATGTCTTGACTAACTTGCTCTATAATTATGTATCCTTTAAAAACTAATGATTCCCATCGGTATAACTCAATATGGAATCTTTCCTCGTCACCTTCAATGAGATCATCTATAAATGCTACCTCGTCAGTAGAGTTAATCAACATAGTGAACGAAGCAATAGTAGGGACTATAGGTTTGTTCATATTCGATCTAGTACCTTTCATGGATAATATTACACCATCAGATGTGATCTCACTAATTTCTTTTACAAGGCCAATATAATTCCTATCATGAATCTGAAGCTCATATCCTAGATTAAATGTCTCTGGATCATATAGGAAATCTGGCAAGTCGTGTTCATCTTGTCTTAAACTTCCATATTTTATAGATAATCTTTCAGGCATTGTTTTATTTTCTGCAAGTTAACTAATTAGTGAACTTTTAACACTAATTTACTCTTACATTATCTTTTTCTAATCCAAATCTAATTGTGTCCATGTGTAATACTCCGACACCACCACCACCACCACTCTGTCCTAATACCTTTCTGAATGTTTCAGCCATTATATTCTGTGGAGTTACTATCTCTGGATTGGTACTTGCACCAGAATACTCACCACCGATGAATAATGTCTCTCCTGTAAGTACACCACCTGATGCTAATTTTGGGACAGATGCAGATATTTTTGCTTGTGCTATTTTTGCTATGGCAACCAAACCTACACCAGCGGCAACCGCAGCGAGTGGGTTTCCAAAGTTCAATGTTTTCTTTAAAGCCAACATAGCTATACCAGCTTGTATAATCTGCTTTCCTACCTTCTGTAATACATCGCTTAATACACCAAGTAACCCTCTACCTAAATTTTTTATTCCTTCAGTAAAACTTTCAGAACCAGATAATATAGAACCGAATGACTCAGCCAGTAATATAGTCGAATCTATTAATCCACCTTTGATAGATTCCTCTAATTCTATTACTGCTTCTTTTGCTTGCTCTACTTCTGCTGTTGGTGCTTCTATTTCTGCTCTGCCTTCAGACTGAGATACTGGTGCTTTTATTCCAGTCTCGATAGCTGCTGGTGCAGATAATATAGTTCTGCCAGCAATAGCAAGATTAAGTTTTAATGTCGCTTCTGCTTCGTCTTGCTTTAGTTTGATTAGTTCCCTAGATAATTTCTGTGTCTCTTTTAGTTTTGCATTATATGCTTCTGATCCACTAGTTAAATTATTAAGGTCTAATATCGACTTCTCTAAGGTCGCACTCTGCTCTAATATCTGCACTTGTAAATCTCTAGCTGATCCAGCTTGGAAGATTAAATTATCCTTTATTAATTGATCCCTTTTGCTCTGAGCATCTGCTTTCTTTTTTGCTGCTAACTCTAGTTTTTCTGCAGCAGTTAATTCCACCTTCGTCTCTGTCTCTATAATCTTGATCTTAGCCGCTGAAGCATCTGATAATGCTTGCTGCTCATCTGTTAGAAGATTATACCTTATTCTTACTTGTTGGATCGCTTTTTCTTGAGCTGCATATTGTTGTTCATACAACTTAATGACTCTTGCATTATTCTGTTCCATTACTGTCCCCACACCAGAATACTCACCATCATCACCTTCTATAAGTCCAGCCCTTGCCGCTTTGTTTGCTTTGTTTCTTTCTTCTTGAGTCTGTCCTCCTTCGTATTTTAACTCTATAAGTCTAGCTTGTATCTTTTCTTTTTCAGCTTCTAAAGCAGCAGTCTTACTAGATGCTACTTGCCGCTTTACTCTATCCTCGGTTGCTAGTGCTAAGTCATTTTGCAGCTTCGCTATATCGCCTAGATATCCTTTCTCTTTGTCGTAATTTCCTAAGATATCAGGATACTTTTGCTTCAATATATCATACGCACCTTTCCTTGTTTCGAATGATTCATTCACGTCATTCATCACGCCAAGCAGACGATCATTCTTAGTCTTTTCTTCGCCTAACTTTTTACTGACATCTGTACTAATGTCATTGAGTGCCTTCTTAGATTCTGAAAGTTCCTCTGTCTTAAAAAACAAATTCTTAATAGCGACACCTAAAGCCACTACAGCTACTACTGCCAAACCAACTCCGCTGGCTACTGCTAAGAATGATCCTAATGCTCCAGCAGCTAATCCCAAAGCCCCAGTAATTGTACTCACCGCTCCTATCAATGATCCTATCATCACCAATATTGGTCCGATAGCTGCCGCTACTAATCCGAATACTAATATTGACTTCTTGAAAGCTGGAGATAAATTATCGAATTTCTTAGTGAGATTAGTAATGTACGCTGCGAGGTCAATCACATACGGCAGTAGAAGATTACCTATTGTAATCCCTACATTCTTTAGATTGTTAATCGCTTGGGTAAACTTGAATGATGCCGACTTGCTGACTTTTTTGAATCCATCATCTACCAATGTACTAGACTCAGATATCGCTTTTAGATTCTCAGCATATGTGTCTGCTTGTACTCCAGCAGTTCCTAAGATATTTGAGAATGCTCTGACATTTGGAATGATCGCTGATAGCACTTCTACATTTCCATTCGTTCTATCATACAACAATTCCAACGTCTTGAGGAGTCCATCTTCTCTGATGCTTTTCCTCACATCACCCATAGACAATCCAATACTATCTAATGCTTTGGCAGCAGCCGCACCAGCAGCTCCACTAAATCCACTTAGTAAACTTTTCAATGCAGTAGCTGCTTCCTTAGAGTTAACTCCGATCCTTGTGAATGTTGCCAAGTTAGCACCGACCTCCTCAAATGACACTCCTAATTGTGATGCAATACCTAATACTTGACCTATAGCTGGTGCTAATGATTCCGCTTCTGTCTTACCAACTCTTACGGTAGCAGCTAAGACTTCTGTAGCCTTCGCAGCATTCAATCCAGACTGCTCATAAGCATTCATCGCTGACGTTAATGCACTAGCGACAATAGCAGTATCACCCAACCCAATGACAGATGCTTTTGCTGATTTGTTTAACGCTTCAATTGCAGCAGACCCAGTAAGACCAGCGGATGTAATATCAAATAATGCATTGGCTAATTCCGCTTGACTCTTACCAGTTTCCTTACTGATGTTTAAGATATCATTCTTATAGCTATCTAACTGAGTAGATGAAACACCCACAAGATTTGTGATCTTTTGTAGAGACTTCTCTAACTCAAATGACATTGCAATACCAGCAGCTCCGACAGCAGCTAATGGTAATGTAATTGCAGAACTTAAAGACGATCCAACATCTTTCCACTTTCGTGACTGCGCCTTGAGTTTATAGGTTGCTCTATTTAAGTCTTTAGATAACCCTTTTAAATCTAACCCAATGCCTATTATTAAATCCCCTATATTACCAGCCATTGTATTAATTTATTTATAAAACTTTTGCAATCTTCTTCCATTTCTTAGCGTCTGCATCTCTCCACATTTCTTCTATTTTCTCTAGATCATCTCTAGTTGTAACCGTAGCTTTTTTATCTATAGGCAACTCAAACAATTCTTGTGGAGTCTTAAGAGTATTCTCTTTTATATGTGGTTTCATCTGTATCCAAGCCATATACCTTTGGTAGTATAACTCATTATACATTTTCTCTTTATTCCCTACAATAGTATAAGCTATTTCTAGTATATCCATTGTCTCATAATCAGTAACAGATATTCCAGATGAGATAGCAGATATCAATAACCGATCTACATCGCTTGGAGCGGTGCTTTCGGTGTCCCCTTCACTACCCTCTCGTCCGTTAAATTCTGCGAGACTACAATGTCTCCAGTCTCCAGATAAGAGGTAATTGGCTTTTTTTCGTCTGCCAATCCTTTTTCAGTTATTTCTACAATAAAATCTTCTTCTGCATCGTATGCTTCAAATTGCTCTATAGTCATTTTCCATTTTCCTTTCTCTGGGTCTTTACTTATTAAGTGACCTTCTTTTACCATTTCATAAGCAAGCTCTACCATCAGACTCACTTGGTTTTTAAACCCAGTCAAATCCACGCCTTTACTTTCCAACCGCCTTAACGCTCTGTTAGTTTTCTTATAAGGTCTTACAACTCCATTAATAACTACTGTATTCATTGTATTTTTTTAATATTAAAAATAGGTCTGCACATCACTATAATGTACAGACCTTTATTCTATACCTCTGCTGTCAAAGTTACCTCTCCAGTCACTTCTATAGGAAGTTCTAATGTTACATTCTGTAAATCTGGTGCTTCCACACTCATTCCAGAAAAGAACCCAGTTCCTGCCCATTTGTTATGAGTAGCTACTCCATCTGTAAACTCCCATGTGAACTCCGTACCAGCTACTAGGCTAGTCCAATGTGCAGCGATATCAGCGTTCAGTACACCTAGCAATCCACTATGTGTTAATGTAGCAGACAATCCGCTTAATACCTTGTTTTTCCACTTACCAGTAGAGTCTTTTGTAGCAGTTTCCAGCGTATCTCCAGTTATACTAAGTGAGCAACTAGTGGCTAGCAATATTGCAGAGCCTCCTATCATAATTCTTAAAGACCTTCCATCTTGTACAGCCATTTCATTAAAATTTTATTGATTAAAAAAAAGTATTATTCCTCTTCACTAGATGCGAAGTGATCATCTAGGATTCTATTATTATCGTTATCTATTAAGTATCCGTAATTATCTCTGCCAGTTGTCATCATCTTCGCTACAGCTGCTGAAACATAAACTATATTCCCAGCTTTGTAATATCCGTTTTCTCCCCAATCTCTGATCAACTTTACTTTCACGTGTTCCATCTATTTTGTATTTTCTATTTTAAATCCATCAAATCCATTCTTTGCGGCTGCTACTAAAATCGCTTCTCCGATTGGTTTTGCCGCTCTAACTGCTTTACCCCAAAATGGTGTTCCTGGCTTTCCATAACTACCAAATTCAACTAATCTACCATACCATCCATCACTTGTATATTTCTTGCCGCCTCTTATACCAATGAAAGTATTTTTTGTTCTTTTTAAACCCATTATTCTTCCAACAGATTTTTTTAAATTACCAGTATCTTTTGGAACATGAACTCTTATTTCTTTCACCATTTTTCTGCCAGCTAATAATTGCCCTCTCCTTTTTGCTTTTTTTAGATGCTTTGGTAATCTTGCAAGTCTGTTGTTAATTACATTAATCTGAAGACTTATATCTTTTATAGTATTAGCCATTATTTCACTTTTACTAGATACTCAATAACTTGGTGATACATATCGTTAGTATCATCATATAAATCTACTTTACCTTGATACCTTATACTATATGTTGTAATTGCTACTATTGTATCCATTACTTGATAGTAAACTACATCTTTATCGCTCGCAGACTTTGTAAATATATCTATTCGTATAGTATGACTTTTATCTTCATGGCCTACTGTATCCTTAGTTCCTTCACCCTCATCAGATATTGTATTAACTGTTACCGCTTGGTAATCAGCAGCAGCAAGATCATAATTCTGAGGAACTATATACTTAGTAGCTGGAACACCATCTTCTATCAATTGCTCTGTTATGTATTTTACAATATAGTCCATCTCTTAGAATTTTACGTAGCAGATAATTTGCATTGTATAGTTATCTAATTGCCTCACAGAAGTTATCTCATAATCTTTACTATCATATGTGACTAGTCCAGTAATATTAAATAATGTCGCATCTTTTCTCAATGTCCAGTATATGCGATCCGTTCCAGTCGTCTTACCATTCTCAAGCATTTCTTTACCTAGCTGCTGATACATATTAGCCCATCTAGTTACTGGAGTACCTTTAGATCTCAAAACCTGACCATCTACCACACTCTCAATCATTGGTACGATATCAATCCTCTTGTCCATCTCTCGCTCTGGTGTCTGTCTCATCTAATTAAAGAATTTTACACCCATTTGATTAATAATCTCATTATAAGCAAGGGCAGCTTCCTTCTTTACTTTTACATTATAAGAAAATAACATTACTAACTTCTCAACTACTGCTGCTATAATTGGATTGTCTTCTACTGGTGTCGCTAAGTATTCGATTTTGATATCTGTAGCCGTATCTGGAATGTCTGCTGTAACATAATTAGGTAGCGAGTGATTATGTAATACACTATCTGTAACCGATACAATCTGCCCTGCATAATCCGTATAACTCATTGTAACTACTGCCGTTTCTTGCGTATCGAATTTTAAATAGTACTTAGATTCTGGGAACTCGTACTGCATCTTAACAGACTTCTCTACAAGTGTTATATTTCCATCCTTCTCCACAGCCTTTCTAGCCCATTTAATAAACTTATCTATATTGTCATCTTCGTTAGTCGTATCAATTCGCATATGCGTCTTGATAAAGTCGGATGATACTGGTTCTATTGGATTTAATATATCTGTACTTGTAGCTGCCATTTATTAATACTTTTTTAAAGGTCTTATTGTCTCAGTTTTTGGTTTAGCTTTAGATTTTGCTTTAGCTTTTATTTCAACTGGGATAATTTTCTTCTCTGAAATTGCTCTATCTATAAGCTCTTTAGATAGTTTTTCTTTTTTATTATCGAACTCCATTCCAGCAGTAACTGATAATTTGTATGGTTCGCAAGACAACCCTTTTAACGCTTTATATACCATTACTTTTTTTTTAAAAAAGCAACACCGCAGATCGTGCTACGATGTTGCTAGTTATTTATAAAAATCTATCCAGCAGCGATATCCGTTGCGATAGAGAACGCCTTAGGCTGCACTACTTTGATATCGTAGTAAGAATCTAGTACTACTTCTACTTGTGCTTCTTTTAATGAGCTATAAGGATCAACAGAGATACTTCTTCCTCCCCAATTCATTATCCACAACTTAGACCAGTCACCAAATATCATCCCAGAATTTGATACAGTAAGATCATTCGGCATCAACGTAGATGTTGCAGCTTTGTAACCCATAAGCATATCAGTCTCAGACGCTGGCCAAACAAATTGCCCACTTCCAGCATCAAGTAAGAGATTGTTAAGATAAGCTCTCACATCTGGATTAGTTAAGAAGCATAAGCTATTTCCATCAGCGTTAGCCGTATCAATTAACTTTCTCATTTCAATTAAGTGCGCTCTTGTTAACGTACCTCCAGTTGTCACTGTGTTTACATCTGAATTCACTAATATACCTTCTGGAGTTGATCCAGTACCAACACCATTGATAGCTGCTTGCTGAACTGCTCTAGCTTCCGCTCCTAGTAGTTGCTCTCTTACCATATTCTCGATAGCCATTACTGGCTGGAGTAGTGCTTGTCTTGAAAACTTACTATATGCCGCTAATCTATTAGGACTTGCAGTATCTTCTCTCAATATTGGAGTAGTCTCTGTAGCCGTAGCTGTCTCAGTTGCCCAAGTCGCAGAACTTTGAGTATCTCCGATAGGAATCTTGAAATTACCCTGTAGTCCTCTCATCATCGTCGCACCTAGTTCTTCTAGGAATAACTTTGGCGTTAAAAAAGGCACGAAGCTAGAAATGTCATCTTTGATCAATGGAGATACTCCACCAGTTGCTGTAGCACCTGTAGCTGTGTTAGCCCTAGCTACTACAGAAGGGATTTGGAAGTTCCCAGCGAAATTAAGCCCCATTGAACGTGCCTCAGAAACAGCCTCTTGGTGTGCTTCTGCTTCAGCACCTTCTAGTGGCTTGTTAGCCATAAGATTCTGGATACCTCTTACTA